ATACATATCTATCCGTTTAAATCTTTAATCAAGTCGTCAAGATTTCGATAGTATCTTTTGAGATCTTTCATAAATCTTTTATTATTTTCCAAACATTCACATTCTGGTTTGTTTAGAAAAATCCACGCCAAATTTGATTTTGAGTACTTTGTCATTTTTTGATTTTCGTTAGGTCGTCGAGGTACAAGTTTAGTGGTCTTCTTCTTTTTAGAGGCTGGAGTCACTTCAACTCTGTTTACGAATGAGAGAGCTTGCATCACGGTATCGGCCAGGTCATCCTTCTTTTTGGACTTTTCAAATACAGGTAACCAATGTACGTTGATGGGTCCGTCACGAATAAATGCTTCACATCTCTCGATGGAGACCTTCTTCCTTTTATTGTACTGTGCCTTACCTGGACCGGCAACGTCTGGAATCTTGTGACGCGCATCATATAAGATTGTCTCACAGTTGGGTGATTTTATGATAAAATATGCATAAAGAAAATGCATAACACTCACCATTTTCTTGTTACGTTCGGGTTGTTTTTCTATGAGAACTGTATCAGATGTGATTACCCATGGATATATAAAGACCATCTTTATGTTCCGGTGGAACCCCAGAGACGTCCCACTCTCTAACCAAGTTTCCACATTTTTCGTCAAGTAAACACATCGCTAAGTTCTTTATACCCACATCTATACTCAAAATCATTACTTAAAAAGATTGGTTTATCTTTAAGTAATGAGGTATATAGCACATAGAGGATATTCTATTAGATATAGGGATAATAGTATTGAAGCTATACATGAGGCGGTGTCTAGAAAGTATGACGGTATAGAGTTAGATATACAACTATGTGCTACGGGAGAGATTGTGTTATTTCATGATGTATATGTGGATTCAAAATTCATATGTGATATGAATCTGGATGAAGTGAAAAACCATAACATCTGTACATTAAAGGATGTATATGAACATGTTCCAGAAATCAGAGACACTATATTACTTTTAGACATTAAGGGTAATAACATTAAGATAGTGGAGGCGCTCATAGAATTTTACAAGGATAAGCCAACACGCAACGTAACATTTTGTAGTTTTAATAGAAAACTTATTTACGCACTTCCACATATGTTTCAAAAAGGTTCTACGTTTGAGACCACATTTACTGAAAATGAATTTGAGTACATAACACGAGAGGTAAATGCGGTGCTTTTACATTGGACATGTCTCGATCACAACTTTATCACGTACTGCAGACAAAAAGATATTAAAGTGTACACCTACACCCACAAAGAAGACAAGGAACTTGAGTATATGTGTAGGTACAACGTAGATGGTATAATAACCAATGGATTAGCTTAAAGACAATAATATGTATTATTGGTATGTGGTGCTGGTGGTGTTGTCATTCATTTGACGGTGAGCCTTTAAGTATGCCCTATAAACATGACGAGAAGAGGAATAGGTTTGATACAAGTGGAAACTTCTGCTCATGGAGTTGTATGAAGTCCTTCGCTATCGATAGACATGGGATTACTAAAGGTAGTATTATTTGCGGGAACATCGTGATGATGCGCAAAAAGATGTATAACCAATTGGGAAATATAAAACCCGCTCCCAATCGGTTCTTATTAAAAGAGTTCGGTGGGGATCTAACAATAGAACAATTTAGGTCAAATCAGACTATAGATAAGGATAAACCTAGGGAGATTGTAACGAAACCAGTGGTCAATAATGTGATACCCTTCGTCTCAAACACAAAGAAAATGGATGAGATCAAGAATGCGTCTTCTAAAAACAGCGCGCTAAAACTAAAGAGGAACAAACCACTGAAACGAGACTACAATAATCTTGAATCAGCGTTGGGCCTCATCATCACTCCCAAAACCTAACATCCTCTTTTGCTTAGCAGTCGGTAATGAAGGCGGTAAATGTTCAGACTTTTTACTATGAACCCATCGTTCCCCATCATGTGCCGTCCAACATATGTCATACCGTTCTATCATTTTCCTACACAACACACAGGGTAATGATATAGCGTCTCCGTGTACATTTCTTCTAAAGACAATTAAGTGACCATATTTTCTGTGTAACCAGTCACTAAATTGATGAGGTTTATAGCCTTTCCTGATACACTCTCTGTACAGTCGGCGTATGAGCTGTCTCTCTGCACACATGTGATTATTACTAGTAGCCTCAGGTCCTCTAGACATTGTACTTTTCACCGTACAATACTTCATACTTGGCAGTTAAGACATACATTACCAGAATAAACAAAATCACAACGTTTGCACTCACTTAGGCATACAACTTTCTTTTTTGGGACAAGCCCCTTGGCGAATCTTTCCAGTTCTTTGACTGTATATATTCCATACGTTATCATCGTTTCTAATGAGGGAAATCTCATTATAAACATGATTGGACGTTAACCCTTATGTTACTTTTTTTGATTACGCGACGCATGGGAACCACTTGATTAAGCAATTTTGGAGACCCTGCTTAGCCTTGAGCATCGCAGCGAAAGAATCAACCATAGGTGGAACCATAGACTTGAGGACAACCTCAAACTCGGAATCCTTCTCACCATCATCAATCTGTTCAATGAGGTGGTTCAGGACACCGATGACGAGCTTCTTCTTTTGGGGTCCAGGGAGCTTCTTGAATTTCACACTCTCCATCATGAGGCGGCTCAGAATAGGAGGAATGTCCTCCTTGGTAAAACCATCCTCGATGTACTCAGATTTGATTTCTTCAACGGTTTTGATGAGGGACTTGGCATCAATCTTTCCAGCGAACTTTTTAAGAATGACTTCCATTTTATATGTTTGTATACTATAAGTACACAAATGAAATTCAGTGATCTTATCGCATCCACCGCCCTGGCGACTGGTCTTGTGAAGATGTATATAGATTTCGAAAACTCTGCTGATGTGGACGTAAAGTTCAAGAACTCCATCATCTTTGGTATTGTCGTCACTACTACTTGGTTAATCTACTACACAAATCAATTTGGTTTCAGTCATTTCACTTTTTACACGGTGATCAGCTTACTTTTACAACTTTATGTGCTAAAGAACGTTATGGATAAGGAAGCGAATCTTTTTAAATGATCTTAAAGATTCAGATCTTATCTTATCCAGAAATGAGTCTTCTCATTCGTGCGTCCGCAAAGCCTTCCTTTACACCCAATAAGATTGAAAAGAAGACCCCATCTTCTGTAAAAGCACCCCCTCTCAAGCCAATCGAGCGCCCCAATGACTTTCTTTCCGTCGCTGAGCGTGTAAATGGTCGTGCTGCCATGATCGGTTTCACCTCTGCCGTGATTGATGAGATCATGACTGGTAACTCCATCAGTACCCAGTTCCATGATAACATTGGTCTTTCTGTCGCTGTTGCCAGTTTGGCGTTCCTAGGAACAGCGGCGAATCCTAAGGATGAGGGCTATGTTCAGGGCTTTTGGAAGCCTGAGACAGAGCTAGTAAATGGCCGACTTGCGATGGTTGGCATCGCATCGCTTCTCCTAACAGAGTCGCTCCACCCTCATGTTCCTCTATTCTAGAGTCGGGGTTGACAGCCATATAACTTAAAAATTCAATCATCTTAACTTTTTCATCCATTGAAAATGTTCCTGCCCTACGTAACAGGTAGGCCAAGAACATCATGAGAATATAGACATTAATAGCTATTGGCTTCATACTTTTACACCTTTAAAAAATTAATAAGATCTTCCCTCGTTTTTTGTTGTTTCCATCCAAGTGACTTAAGTTTGTTTGCACATATGTAGTACCTCTGGTCATTGAATGGGCGATCTTCCACATACTCAATCCATTTGTCATAGTCCTTCGTGTTCCTTATAGTTTCTATGATGAGACGTGTTACTTCCATAACAGTGAGTTCATCATCGGACGCGATGTTATAAATGTCACCAGGTGTACCCTTCTTCCATACAATTTCAATCGCATTTACTACATCTTCTACGTGCATGAAAGCTCTTTTTATGGATGCTGATCTAGAACCATGAATCGTACACTTTTTACCCTCGGATAGGAGTCGTTTAAATTTAGGTATAAGCTTTTCAGGATATTGATTTGGTCCATACACGTTGTTACACCGAATAACTTTGATGTTCATTCCGAAAGATTCTATGTAAGATCTCACTATCATTTCAGCTGCTGCTTTTGAGGCTGAGTAAGGATTAGTTGGACGTAAAACACCTTCATCCTCAGTGAATGGTATGTCAGTTTTGGATTCTCCGTATACTTCATCTGTACTAAAATGAATAAACTCAACATTTGGTATATGTTTTCTACAAGCCTCAACTAAGACGTGGGTGGCGTGTGTATTATCCATCGTAAATGATAAAGCATCTTTAAATGAGTTATCTACATGGCTTTGTGCAGCAAAATGAAAAATTGCGTCAAATTTATATATGTTTATGAGGTGTTCAATCAACTCCCTGTTACTGACATCACCCTTTACAAACTTAGCTACACCTGGATTTACATTATATACATTAGAGCAGTAGTCAAGTTTGTCAATATTAACAAAATTGATATCGGGATATCTTTCTTTCATTAGATTTAGGAAATTAGAGGCGATGAAGCCACAACCACCGGTTACCATTACATTACAAGACATTTCCGTTTACTTTATGGTCAGCGAATGTTTTAAGTAAATTACACAC